GCGAATGGACAATTAGTTCCTGATGAAATTTTAGCCCTAAGAATTGAAACACATGACATCGACACCGACGACGAAGACGACTAAAAAGAGAGGTAGACCTCGTAAAACTGACGGTCCTAAATTACCTGCTGCGTCTAAAGCAAAGAAGAGGACAACTAAACCAGCACCTGCTATTGATTCTCTACCATTAAATCCTTTTGTATTTGAGGTATTAGATCTTGCTTCTCAACAGAAGTCTTCTGCTAAAACAGTAGAAGCACTTAAGCAGTATGAGCATGACTGTATAAAAATGATTATGGTATGGAACTTTGATACTTCTATAATCAGTCTCTTACCTGAAGGAGAGGTTCCCTATGGAGAGACACAAGATCAAACAGTATATAAGGGTAGTCTTTCGGAGAACCTTGCTAGAGAGGCAGCAGGAGGTGAATCTGCAACAGGACAAGACCTTGATGGTAGAGGTAGAACATCTATAAGAAGAGAATATCAGAACCTATATCATTATGTGAAGGGTGGAAACGATAGTCTTACTACAACACGTAGAGAGATGATGTTTATTAATCTTTTGCAGGGACTTCATCCAAGAGAAGCAGAAGTAATTGTTCTTACTAAAGATAAGAAACTTGGTGACAAGTATAATATTACATTTGATCAGGTAAGAGAAGCATATCCTGATATTGTATGGGGAGGACGTTCATGACAACCAAAACTAAAACAGACAAGCAAGTGGCAGAAGAGAAACAAGAATCTAAAATTCAAGCAGCAGATTACTCTTGTGAAATTCTTTTAGAGAAGACTACCGAGGATAAGGCAACTGATAGGTCTTTTCCAACTGATGCTTATCTTGTTAGATATGTTGAAAATGGAACACAACATTTGGATGTGACACGTTGTTACAAAATGGTGAATATTTTTGACATGTATTACGATAAATATGGCAAGGATTCTATTAAAGCGATAGAATTTGGACATGGAACTACTAAACCCAGTCAGTATGGTTACAAATCTCCCGATAAAAAGAAGAGGAAGAGGAAATTATGAGTAAAAATAATATGGACAATGAGATGTTGAGATCTCAAATCAACGATATCATTGAGGGTGAGATTCAAAATGGAATCAACGATTATCTAGAAGAGAAAGAAGAGAAAAAGAAAAGTGGATTAGGATTTATTGACCCAGATGAAGGATCGCAGTTAAATGTAAGAGTATCAAAGAATGAAGTAGATAAGATTATGAAAGAGTATAAGAGGATTAAGAGACAAGAGAAATCTAATTTAAGTCAAGTTAAGAAGATGGGTTTACTTGATAAGGATGGGAGACCTTTAGATGGACAAGATTGATACCCAAGGGATGAGTGGTGGCACGGTAGAAGGATGCATGGATAACGTGTATCCTCATGATGAGAATGGGAATCCAATTCTTCCTCGTGCGATTATTACACCTCGTAGGTTACATACTCCTGAAATGGTTAAGGAGTTAAAGATTCTTATCAATGAAGTTCTAGATGAACGTGAACATAAGAGAAGACTGGTAGCAGCATATGATGATGTGAAACCATTACCACCATCATACTTTGATACTGATGCATTTAAGCATAGTGTAGATGAAGAAGAACCACCTTACCAAGACTGGAGCCAATGAGACTAGGTGTTATGTGTTCTGGAAATGGAACCAACTTCGAGAACATAGTTACCAATCCTATATGTAATAAGCATGAAGTTGTGTTGATGATACACAACACTAAACAATGTGGTGCTGTTAAGAGAGCAGCAAAATATGGAATTCCTCATGTAAGAGTTCCGCATAAAGATGAAGATAAGATGATAGATCTCTTTAGAGTATGGAGAGTTGATCTTATTATCCTTGCAGGATATATGAGAGTGATTGAAAATCCTTCTTTATTTCCTGCTCCTATGATAAATGTTCATCCTTCTTTACTTCCAAAGTATAAAGGGTTACATGCAGTTGAACAAGCTATAGATAGTGGTGATGAAGAGACTGGATGTACTGTTCATTATGTGAACGAAGAACTGGATGGAGGAGAAATAATTCTTCAAGGAAAGGTTCCTATTTTACCAGATGATGATATAGTATCTCTAACGAAAGCAATACAAAGACAAGAGTATGCACTCCTACCTTCGGCAATCGAACATGTTAAGCACCAATTATCGAAATAAAATTATAGACATTTGTTGTCGTATGATATCAACTGATGGAGAGGTTGATTTAGATGAAAGAATTTGGATGTATAAGTTATGTGAACATAATATGCAAGCAAAATCTCTTGCAGAACAACTTCTATGCCCTAACACCATAGGGGAAGACGTTGCTTATTACGAATAATGTATCACGTTTTACAAATAAACTTGACTATATAGTATAACTGTGTTAATATTAACACAAACGTTCAACCTGATACATTCAGGTCGCAAGTAAGCCGACTCGGAACGGATTTCGTTCATCCCTTATGGGACGCACAAGTTGACTGAAGGAACGGGGCAAAAATCCCTACTACTTTGGAGTAACACAATGGCAAAAGTCACTTATCGTGGTGTCTCTTACGACACTGATACACGCAAAGCAAAGCAAACACAGAAGGTTGAAGAAACCTATCGTGGAGTTAAGTTCCAAAAAGAACTTATTGCTGCTTAAGATAATAAAGGGGGTTTACATACCCCCTTTTTTAATATATAATCTAAATGGAGATTATCTATGGCACTTCACATGAGAGAGCAATTAATTAGAGCAGTATTAGCTCATGCACATGGAGAGATTGAAAAACATAAAGCAAATGTTAATGTTTATCTTGAACATCCAGCAGGTATAGGAGAGCATTCAGATATTACCGAAGCAATTCAATGCGAGATAGATAAGATCGCAAGATATCATGATCAAGTAGAAGTTATAGAGAGATATTTTGCTTCCAAGAAGTAATGGATAGAGAAAAATTAAAACTTATTGTAAAGAATCTAAAGTTACTTGTAGATTCTTTAGAGTCTGAAGTATATTCAGATACTGAAGCATATAAATTTGAGAACTATACTCAAATGCACCCCCTTCCCACTGATTACGATGAGGTCTTTGATGACGATGACGGATACCCCGATTAAATTAGTAAGTGTAACACCAGATGCTGAAAAGCTAATGGCATATGTTGCTCGTGTAAGTAACCCTAACAATCAGGGTAACGATAAGTTTGCTGGTCTTCTTAAGTATTGTATTCAACATGGTCATTGGAGTGTCTTTGAGCAAGCATTTATGACGGTAGAGATTAATACTACTAGAGGACTTGCTGCACAGATACTACGACATAGATCATTCACATTCCAAGAGTTTAGTCAGAGGTATGCTGATACTAATCTTCTTGATAGTGTGATTCCTGTTCCTGATCTTCGCAGTCAGGACTTAAAGAATCGTCAGAATAGTAATGATGACATACCACAAGAGAAGAAAGAAGAATACCAAGCACTTATTGCTAGGCATTTTTCTGAAGCAATGGATCTCTACAATGCACTTCTACAAGAGGGAGTTGCAAAGGAGTGTGCGAGATTTGTTCTCCCACTAGCAACACCTACAAGAATCTACATGACTGGTTCTGTGAGATCATGGGTACATTATATTGACTTACGTTCTGCACATGGAACACAAAAAGAACATATGGATGTGGTAGCAGAAATTCGTAAGATTTTTGCTAAACAATTTCCTACTGTTGCAGAGGCTCTTGATTGGTAGATGAAGTATGCTTCTACTCATGGTAAAACAATTTTAACTGATTCTGAACTTGATATAGTTGAGGATGCAGTTAATGATTCTAGTTTGCTATGGGATTATAGTAGAGTTAATGATGATGTATCTTCAAGGCATTTGGATACTGATTTAAGATCATCTCAAGTATCATGGATATATGATTCTCCATTAGGTAAACTTCTTTATGGTTTAATGTCAGATTATAATAGATCTGAATGGAATTTACGTATCAGTGATATGGAACCAATTCAATATGCAATTTATTCTGAAGGGGATTACTTTGATTGGCATAAGGATCAACAATCTAAAATTACTAATGGTAAGATTAGAAAGATAAGTATGACTCTTATGTTAAGCAATCCTTCTGAATATGAAGGTGGAGAATTAGATTTGGAGTTTGGAAAACCAAATGACAGACCTAGATATGATTCTTTTAAGTTGCCTTTAGGTGGGTTGATATTTTTTCAATCTGATGTATGGCATAGAGTCCGTCCTGTTAAAGCAGGTGTAAGAAAATCATTAGTCGCATGGTTTTCTGGTCCTCCTTACATATAAATAACTATCCCTTGTAAACTTTTATGGCTCT